TACTGCTCAGTTAGTTGGCGGCACAAACATTAATGTTTCATACGATAGCGATGTAAAAGATACTTTAACTATTAACACAACTCTGGGTGCGCTTTCTGGTTCAATCATTCCAGATAGCAACGAAGCCTATGACCTTGGTAGTTCAAGCAAGAAGTTTCGTGACCTGTATCTTTCAGGTAACACACTCAATCTAGGCGGACTGCAACTTCAAGATGTAGACGGTGCGTTTGTTGTTAAAGACTCTGATGATAATATAGTCTTTACAGAAGTCTCTTTGTCAACAACAAACGAGAATATTCTATCGTTTGACAGTGCATCTGGTATGCTCACTTTCCGTGACTCTGATATTGCACGAACCGACATTGACGAGACTTTTCATAAAAATCTTACAGTTGCAAGCGGTCTGACAGCAGATAGCGCAACGCTTGGTGGTATCAATCTAAGCGGTAATGACCTGACAACGACAGGTAAATTATATTATGCAAATATATTTGATAACGAAGTTGACCTTCCTGCCGCGTCAACATATCATGGTATGTTCGCTCATGTTCACGCAACGGGACGTGCATACTTTGCACACAATGGCACGTGGCATAAACTGATTGATAGCGATACAACAGATACTCAACAAGTATATTCACTCACTTCTAATGACGCTGATATTACAACACTCAACTTCACAAGTCTCGGCTCTAATGCAGTAAGTGCAATTAGAAATGAGTTTTCGGGCGGCACAGGTCTTACTTATGATAATGGACTTGGTGACTTCTCTATTACTGATACAGGTGTCATTGCAGGAACATATGGCTCTTCGACACAAGTTCCTCAGCTAACAATCAATGCTCAAGGTCAAGTTGATAGTGCCGGTCTTATCACAATTGCAGGTGTGACTGGTGTTGACTTCGACAGCGCAACAGGCACGATTACAATTCAGACAACAGGTGGTGATTTCTCTGATGTCATTACACTTGACCCGTATACAACAAGTAATCTGATTGAAGGCAGCAATCTCTATTATACTGACGATAGATTTGATATCAGACTCGCAACAAAATCTACGAGTGACTTGAGTGAAGGTTCTAATCTCTATTACACAACAGCGAGAGCAGATTCAGACGCCAAGAATGCAATCAGCGTAACTGATGCTGGTGGCGATGGGTCACTAACATATGCACCATCAACTGGTATTATCACATACACAGGACCGAATGCCGCTGAAGTTCGCGCACATCTTGTCGCTGGAACTGGTGTAACATATGACTCAGCGTCAGGTGTTATTTCTATCGGACAACCAGTAGGTCTTACAGACAATGTGGTCTTTAATGATGTTGTTATTTCTGGCAACTTGACTGTATCGGGTTCTACAACTACAATCAATACAGAAACAATTAATCTTGCTGATAACGAAATTGTTTTAAACTCAAACTTTGATTCTGGTGCGCCAACCGAGAATGGTGGTATCTCAATTCGTAGAGGTGATGAAGACAACAAAACTCTTCTTTGGAACGAGACGCTTGATAAGTGGACTGTTGGTTCAGAGACATTTGTTGCGGCTACATTCGAAGGCAATCTAATTGGTAATGTAACTGGTCAAGTATCAGACATCTCAAATCACAGCACAACAGATTTAGTTGAAGGGGACAATCTCTACTACACTACGGCAAGAGCAGATTCAGCGTTTGATGTTCGTCTTGCTACGAAAACAACAAACAATCTAACAGAAGGCGACAATCTCTATTACACAACAGCGAGAGCAGATTCAGCATTTGATGTAAGACTTGCTACTAAATTTACAACAGACCTTGCCGAAGGCACTAATCTCTATTATACAACCGCAAGAGCGGACTCTGACTTTGATGCTAGACTTGCTACGAAAACAACTACTAATCTCGTTGAAGGTGATAATCTCTATTATACTAACGATAGATTTGATGCTAGACTTGCTACGAAAACAACAGATGATTTAGCCGAAAATAATAATCTTTACTACACTACGGCTCGTGCTGATAGTGATGCTAAGAATGCTATTTCTGTAACGGACGCTGGCGGTGACGGGTCGCTGACATATAGTGCCGCAACTGGTATCATCACATACACAGGTCCATCTGCAACAGAAGTAAGAGCGCATCTTGCTAGAGGTGCAGGTCTTACTTATGACAGTCCATCTGGCACATTTTCAATAACAGAAACTGGTGTTATTGCAGGAACATACGGTTCTAATACAGCAATTCCTGTTGTAACTGTTAATGCTCTTGGACAGATTGACAGTATAGGAACTGTTGGTGTGTCAGGCATCACTGGTGTTGACTTTGATAGTGCAACAGGAACGCTGACGATTAACACATCGACTGGTAACTTTACTGATGTCATTACACTCGACCCGTATACAACAACAGGTCTTGTTGAAGGTTCTAATCTTTACTATACCACTGCAAGAGCAGATAGTGATGCTAAGAATGCTGTATCTGTAACCGACGCAGGTGGCGATGGGTCACTTACATACAGTTCAGCCACAGGTGTCTTTACATATACTGGACCAAGCGCAAGTGAGACTAGAGCGCATCTTGTAGCAGGAACAGGTATCACTTATGACTCATCGACTGGTGTGATTGCAAGTGCATATCAAGCAGTTGATACAACAGACTCAGTAACATTCTCAGGTCTTTATGTATCAGGCAACACAGTTCTTGGTGGTAATCTGACTGTCACAGGAACGACAACAACAGTCAATACAGAGACAATCAATCTTGCTGACAATACAATTCTGCTGAACTCTAATCATACTGGTGCGGCTACACAGTCTGCTGGTATTGAGATTGAACGTGGCACAGACTCAAATGCATCATTGCTTTGGGATGAAGCAGCCAACAGATGGTCAGTTCAAGATGATGGATTTGTTGCTGGAACATTCTATGGTAATCTGACAGGTCAAGCGTCAGACATATCAAATCACTCAACATCTGATTTGAGTGAAGGAACAAATCTCTATTACACAACCGCTCGTGCTGACTCAGATGCTAAGAATTCTGTATCTGTAACTGATGCTGGAGGTGATGGGTCACTAACATATGCACCATCAACTGGTGTTATCACATACACGGGCCCAAGTGCCAGTGAAGTTCGCGCACATCTTGTCGCTGGAACTGGTGTAACATACGACTCAGCGTCAGGTGTTATCTCTACAACGGACGGAGATATCGTTCATGATAACTTGAGTGGATTTGTCGCAAACGAACATATTGACCACACGACAGTATCGATTATTGCTGGAAATGGTTTGACTGGCGGCGGCACGATTGCGGATAGTAGAACAATTGACATCGACTCAGCACACGTTTACGATTTTGTAACGACTACCAATCATCCATCTGGTTCTAATAATACTATTTTTGGGTCGGGGATTAACTATGACGGCACTGGGGGTAGTAACGTTATAATCGGTGCGAGTGCGGGCACTGAAATGTCAACGTCGTTTGGCAGTGTTATTGTGGGTACTTTTGCGGCGGAACGCCTTCAAAGTGGCGCGGCTAATACTGTTCTTGGTTATAGAGCCCTGCGATATGGTAAATCAGGCGGTAACCTTGCGATTGGCCAAGACGCGATGATTGGCGCTCAACAAAATGTAACAAGTTACTCATATAACACAGCAGTTGGTCACACAGCACTGGGTGGTTACAGTCAAACGGGTATACGCAATACTGCTGTCGGGTTTCGTAGTGGAGTCGATTTGACCACTGGTAGCTGGAACACACTACTTGGAAACTATTCTGGTAATCAAAATGGACTAGACATTCGCACATCTAACAATAACATTGTATTGTCTACTGGTTCAGGTATCATTGGTTTGTCGATTGATTCTGGTCAAACCGCAACTTTCTATGGTGACGTTGTTGCACCTAGTGCAGTAATCGGTAATCTTCAAGTTGACTCTGCAAGTATCAGAGGATTGTTCAGTGCATCAGGCGACTTGTCATATAACTCTGGAACAGGTGCGTTCTCGTTTGATGTAGAACAAGTCTATACAAAAGCAAACTTTGATAGTGACTTCGATGTTCGTATCGGTGAGAAGTCTACTACAGACCTAACTGAAGGTAGTAATCTTTACTACACAACCGCTCGTGCTGACTCTGATGCGAGGAATGCTATCAGTGTCACCGATGCTGGAGGTGATGGGTCACTAACATATAACAACGGAACTGGTGTCTTTACATATACTGGTCCTTCTGCCAGTGAAGTTCGCTCTCATATTAATGTCTCGGGCGACTTATCTTATGACAGTGCAACTGGTCAACTCTCATTTACAGAGAGAACTGAGCAAGGCGTTAGAGATATCTTCTCTGGTGGAACAGGTATCACATATAACTCAGGAACAGGTGTTATTTCTAGTGCTTATCAAGCCGTCTCGACAACAAGTGATGTAACCTTTGCGAAAGTCACTCAAGACAGTGCGGTTGCTAATAGCATTCAACTGAATCGACTACAAGGTCGTCCAAATAATACTGCAGGAACTCTCTTCTTCGACTCTGACCATCAGAAAGCACTCTCGGTCATCATGTCTACGCGAGAGAACGCAAATCCAGATGTAACACTCAACATTGGTCAAGAGATTTTCGTCTATGTTCATAACTTAACAGGTGAGCAGATTAATAACGGCGATGCTGTTTATATTTCAGGAACTGCACATAACAAACATCCTCAAGTATCAAAAGCACGAGCAAATGTTTCTGCGACAGGTAATCCAACAGGTCTTGCAACTATGGACATTCCAGATGGCGGTCATGGTTGGGTGACACGCTACGGTATTGTTCGTGATGTGAACACAGGTGGTTTGACTCCTGGCGGAACTCTGTATCTCTCTGCTGACTCTGCTGGTAAGTTTACTCAAACCGAAGTGTCCGTTGATACTGGTTATCCTTTCCATATCGGGCGTGTTCTTACCGCTGACTCAACAGCAGGTACAATTCTTGTAGACCCGTTCAGTGAACATTTTGAGTATCTTCGTATTGAAGACAGACTGAAAATTGATGGTAAACTTGAAGCAGACTCCGCATCACTTCTTAATGTTCAGTTTGATACCACAAGATTTGATTCACATCAACCATATAGTGAAGGTCTGTTGTATTACGATAATGCACACAAGACACTCAACTACAATGATGATATCACTGGTATGGTTCACGAGCTTGGTATTCAAGAACACCAACGTGTATGGAACGATACTGGTTCTTTGATTAGAAAAGGTCAGCCACTTTACTTCTCTGGTAACTATACATCAGGTATACTCAATGTTCCCACGGTTGGTCTTGCTGATGCGACAGATGTGAACGCATACAACGCACAAGGTATTGCCGCACAAGACATTCCGCATAACTCTTATGGTCATTGTTTGATTGCTGGTCAATTGACCGAAGTCAATACGGCAGGTCTGACAGACGGAACAAACTTCTTCGTAGGTCTTGGTCCTGGATTAGTTCAGAATGCATCTCCAACATATCCAAACTTCCCGATGTGTTTGGGTTGGGTTGTTGAAACTGGTGACTCTAACACTGGTATTCTGCTTGTCAATCAACAGAACCACTCAGTGAACTCGTTCCGTGTGAGAACTTCTGCACACATCGGGACAGACCTGCAAGTCGATGGTAACCTAACTGTTCTTGGAACACAAACTACTGTGGGTCAATCGAATGTAACACAAGGTGCGCCGTTCTATCGTCTTAATGAAGGTGATGCGATTGGTGAAGCAGGAACAGTCTTTACTGGTGGTGGTCTTGATGATGCGTTCTTTGCTGGTCACTTTACAGGAAATTCTCCACAAACTTACTATGTCAAGATTGACGGTGTAGGAACTGGTGCAGGTGGTGTAGATACCTTTGCTGTTGCACTTGGGAATGATAGTGCGTTTGTATCACCAGTTCTAACTAAACAGAACATTACTGGCGAACCACAACTCATTCACTCTGCTGACAATATCTCGGTTGATTTCGGTTCAACAACAGGTCACGATTCGGGCGACAGATGGTCAGGCACCGCATCACCAATTAATGTTGATACTGGTTTCTTCACAAATAGAAACACAGGCACATCAGGTGTGGGTTACACACATATGGGCTTCTTCTTCGATGTCTCTGACGAGAAGTGGAAAGTTCTTGATGAGTATGACTCAACACCAACAGGCATAATTAATGTAACAGACTCAAGTTTGGGCATCATGGTGGCTGCTGGATTCGAAGGGCCTTTGACTGGTAATGTAACAGGCAATGCGGCTACTGCTTCAGCCTTGATTGCTGGTCGTGACTTCTCACTGACAGGTGATATCACTGCAACGGCTGTAAACTTTGACGGGACAGGTAATGTTCAACTGACAACAGCATACAATCCAGGCTCTATCGTCAACGCTGACATCAGCGCAACAGCGGCTATTGCTGATACAAAACTCGCAACGATTAGCACTCCAGGTAAAGTTCAGAATGGTGCGACTACTGCTACAAATGTAAACACACCATCAACGATTGTTGCTCGTGATGCAAGCGGTGACTTTAATGCAGGAATAGTCAGACTGACTGATTTGTTTGTAGGCAACCTTCATGTTGATTCCGCAGATATTATTTCACTTGCAAGAGGTAGTCTCTCAGGTGGCACAGGCATCACATACAATGCTGGCACAGGAGCAATCTCCACAACAGACGGAGATATCGTTCACGATAATCTAAGTGGGTTTGTTGCTAACGAACACATCAATCACACCTCGGTTACTCTCACGGCAGGTAAGGGTCTTACTGGTGGCGGCGATATCTCGGCGAGCAGAACATTTGATATTGACTCCGCAAATGTGAGAGGTATGTTCTCTGGTGGAACTGGTATCACATACAACTCTAGCACTGGCGCATTCTCTACCACAGACGGAGACATCGTTCACGATAATCTAAGTGGGTTTGTTGCTAACGAACATATTGACCACTCATCCGTGTCGATTACTGCTGGTGCTGGTCTTTCAGGTGGTGGCACAATTGCGGCAACTAGAACACTTAATGTTGGTGCTGGCGCAGGTATTACAGTAAACGCAAATAATCTTCAGATTGACTCGTCTTATACTCGCGGGCTTTTTAGTGCATCAGGTGACTTGTCATACAACTCTGGAACAGGTGCGTTCTCGTTTACAGAAAGAACCAATCAAGAAGTAAGAAATCTGTTCTCAACATCAGGTGATTTAGCATATGATAGTTCAACTGGACAATTCTCGTTCAGCGAAACATACTCAACTGCAAATGAACTACTAACTGCAATCAAGACTGTAGATGGTGGTTCGAGTGGATTAGATGCTGACTTGCTTGATGGTCAAGAAGGCACCCACTATCGTATCAATGTATACAATGCCTCAGGCACACTCTTAAACTAAAGGATAAATAATACTATGTCATATGCAACAGTATCATCTAGACAACAACTTATTGATTATAGTCTTCGTAGGCTAGGATATCCTGTTGTGGAAATCAACGTTGCTGATGAGCAAATTAGTGATAGAGTTGATGACGCTTTACAGTTGTATCACGAATATCACAGCGAAGGTTCAACTCGTGTATATTTTAGAGTGCAAATTACACAAACTATGATTGACCAACAGTATATCGATTTTGATGATATTGAGGGACTTCAACTTGGCGACTTTGCAGCCCGACTTCTAAATATTGTTCGTGTTCTACCTATTGGTAGTTCAAGTTCGTCTGTAAATTTCTTTGACATCAAGTATCAAATGAGACTAAATGACTTGTGGGACTTGCAGACTGGTGTAGGCGACCTTGCATATTATGAACAGATGCAACAGTATCTTTCAACAATCGATTTGAAACTCACTGGTTCTCCACAGATTCTTTATACACGAATTAACAACAGACTGTATATCTTTGGTGATTTAAGAGGTTCTGGAGGCGACTTAAAGGTTGATGATTATATTATGATTGAAGCCTATGTCGAAGCACCTTTGAGTATAGGTACTGTTTACGATAGCATATTTCTAAAAGAATTCACAACAGCGTTGATTAAAAAACAATGGGGCGAGAACCTTTCTAAGTTTGGTAATGTGACATTGCCAGGTGGTGTAACAATTGATGGAGTGCGTCTCGTCGAAGAAGCAGAAAGAGAAATTGAAAGAATTAGAGAAAAACTCTTTACAGATTACGATAATCCTCCACTGTTCTTTGTGGGATAATTGAATGACCACAAATCCATACTTTAAATATAATCAAAGAAGTGAGCAGAATTTATACGAAGACCTTACGATTGAAGCACTTCAATTCTATGGTCAAGATGTATACTATTTGCCACGAGAAATCATTAACAAAGATTCAATCTTTCTTGATGATGTTCCATCACGCTTTAGTAGTAAATACAAAATTGAAATGTATATTGAAAACACTGAAGGGTTTGATGGTGAAGGCGACCTATTCACAAAGTTTGGTATTGAACTTCGTGACCAAGCAACATTTGTTGTTGCAAGAAAAAGATGGAAGCGTCTTATTGGTAACAATCTAGATGCACAGAATTTTAGACCAAGAGAAGGTGATTTAATTTATCTTCCGTTGTCAAAGTCAATCTTTCAAATCACAAAGGTAGAAACAGAGACTCCTTTCTATCAGTTAAGTCAACTTCCTACATTCCGTATGCAGTGTGAATTGTTTGAATACAATGATGAAGACTTTGATACAAACATTCAGGATATCGATGTTGTAGAATATGAGAATGCATATACCTACAAACTCACGTTGGATTCATCGGGTGGTGGCTTCACTGTAGGTGAGAATGTCACACAATCCTTTGACACCTACAATATGGTAGGCGAAGTAAGTTTCTGGAGTGACTCGGGTAATCAACTAAATCTTGTTCATGTTGGAGCAACGGATGGTCTGTTTCATACTTTTACAACAACAAGACAGATTGTTGGTGACACAGGTGGTTCAAGAGCAACTCCATCTCTGGTAGAAGAACTTCAGAATATTCAGAAAGATGCACAGAATACAATCTTTGATAATTTTGAAGGGGACTTCTTAGACTTCAGCGAATCTAATCCATTTGGAGATGCATCATAATGTTTGGAACATGGTTTTATCACAAACGAGTCAGAACTGCTGTAGCAGTGTTTGGCTCTCTGTTTAATAATCTGTATGTGCTTCGTAAGAATAGTTCGGGTGAGACTATCTCTCAAGTAAAGGTGCCGTTGTCATACGCTCCACGAAGAGACTTTATTTCTCGTCTAAACGAAATGAATAATGGTGAAGATGCAGAACGCCGTGTAGCAATGAAACTACCGCGTATGTCATTTGAGATTGTTTCTCTTGTATATGACGCATCAAGACAACTTCCTAAATCAAATAACTTCTCTAAGTCATTAGCAACGACTGTCAATGAGAGACGTAAGATGTATGTCTCAGCCCCGTATACGCTGATATTCCAATTGAGCATCTACGCAAAGTCTCAAGACGATGGTCTGCAAGTTGTTGAACAAATCTTACCCTATTTTACACCGCAGTATACTGTAAG